ATTACCATTTTCATCAACAATAGTTGCTTCTTCAATTTCTATATTTTCATTATCTTCCTCTTCTACTTCTACTTCTTCTACTTTAGAATTTTCCTTTATGCTATATAATCCTCTTATATCATTAAGTGTTGCTTTTCCCATTACAAATTTACCAATTGTAAAACAATAATCAATATGAGAGAAAACTTGTTTTTTGTCTTTTTTTTCAATATTTTCCCAAAAAGTTTTTATATTTATATCATTTAAAAATTTAATTTCAGAATCTTTGTCAAATACTGTCCAATCATTTTCTTTAATTCTATCAATATATGTTGGTAATTCGTCTATCATATCATTTAGTATATCGGAAATTAAATTATCAGATGAATTAATTTTATCAACATAAGTTTTTATAGTGTTGTTTTGATCATCATATAATACTAATTGATTAATAAAATCACAATAACAAATCTTAAATGTATTTAATCCTTCTTCCATTATAAAATATATATTTTACTATACAAATAAAAAGAACAAGCCTTACGCAGAATTTTTCTTTTTTTGGGAATCTATATATTTTTCCACAATTTTGAAAATTACTTTAATATATAACCAAATCTGTTTTTTTGTATTATCTGTAGCATGTTTCCAAATTTTTTTTAAATTTAAATCATCTAAAATAGTTCCAGATAAATCATATTCTATAAAAAATTTTTCATCATTTTTCTTGATATTTGGATAGAATTTCCAACATGTTTCAATAAAATTTTGTATTCCCCATTTTTCATTGGTTTTTGTTATTAATAGATATTGGTTTTTTATAGGCAAAATTTCCTTATTTTCTGGATATGTTTTTGCCATTTCTCCCAAAAAATTTAAACATTGTTTATTAAATGCCTTAACGTAACTCATCGTATACTAATATAAATTAAATAATCTTTAAATTAAAACTAATTAATGTTTAAATTGCTTAATTTCATTTTGTCTGCTTTGTTGTAATTCTTCTAATTTTTGAGCAAAATCATTTCCATTAAATTGATTATTTTCTTTTTTTTCATTAATTATATTAATATGAGACATATCATTAATACTACTAAAGTTTGCTGAATCTAGGCAAGCGTCATTGCTAAATCCATCTCCGTCTAATGAAACAAATGTTTCTGAAAAACTAGCCGCTACTCCAGTATTTACAGCCATTACATTAACGGTACTTTCCTTAACAATATTAGTAATAAAAGTAAAAGCTTCTTCTCCAACGTATATTTTAGAATCATTTCTATCAAGTATTGTTGGAACACGTTGAACTTGTGGTGGTAAATTTTTTCTATTTTTATCTATATTAATTAATATAATTTTATCACTTTTGATATTAAAACGATTAATTTCTTCAAGTAATTCTTTACAATATTTACATTGATTGCTATAGTAACATTGAGCTTGTTGTGTTCTAATATTTTGAGTTTGAGTAGTAACTGGAAAGGATTTTTTATTTTCTCCTCCTGTATTTAAATTTGGATTTCTATTTGGGGGAGGTAAATCAAAATCTTTAGCAATTTGTTGTTTTTTTTTTCTTCTTCTTAAATGTTTCTTATTTTTTTGACGATACATTCTATATATGTTTCTGATACTTAAATAATAAGAATGTAAACGAAATATAAATATTAAATAAAAATTGATTTAATATTTAAATAACAAATTACAAATTACAAATTATATATTTAATATAATGAATAATCATTTTAAAAATATAGAAATTAATGATGACATTGAACTTAAAATGAATATTTACAATTTGGATACGTGTATAGTGAATTCATTTCGTAGAATAGTTTTATCAGATGTTATTAGTAATGCTTTTGACAAGATAATTATAAAAACAAATACATCAATTATTAATAATGAGATTTTATCTCATAGATTGTCATTAATACCATTAGAAATTGATATTGATGATATTGATAATATTTGTGTAGAATTGGAAGTAAGTAATTCAGATTATGATAAAAAGTTTGTAACTAGTTCAGATTTAAAGGTAATATCTGGTAAAATAAATATTATACCTAATATTTTACTAGTAGAATTACGACATGGAGAAAAAATTAGTTTAAAAATGTATCCAATTAAAGGTAATGGTAAGAAACATGCTAAATTTCAACCAGTTTCAGTTTGTTCTTTTAAAATAAATGAAGATGTTCGTATTAAACAGGATATATGGGATAAATTAAGTGTAAAAAGTAAAAAAACCTTTCGTAAATATTGTAAAGAGACTTTATCATTAGATGGTGATCATTATTTGTATGATAATAGTATAGGTGCTTATGGTTTCAAGAATTTTAATGAAAATACTAAAAATAAGATAGTAACTGGTGTAAAAAAATATTTATCAGATAATGGTATTATGGATGAAGATGAGAATAAAGATGTAGTTATTTTTAATGATCAGTATTATAATAAAAAGTATGTATATTCGTTTAAATTAGAATCACATTTGGTAAATCCATATATTATTTTTTCAAAAATTTTGTATCAGTTTAATCAAAAAATTATTGATTTACAAAATAAAGATATAGAAATTGATAATCAGAGTTGTAATGTTGGCGTTTGTTTTATAATTGAGGGGGAAGGTCATACAATTGGTAATATTTTATCTAAAGAATTACAAAAAGATGATAGAGTTAAATATAGTTATTATAAAATGAAACATCCTTTTGATAGAAAGATTATGTTATATTTAATTTTGAATGATGAAAAGAGTGATGAAACAAAATATGCAAAAGTATTAGCTGATTCATTTAAACGTATTGTAAAGATAAATAATGATTTACAAACAGAATGGGAAATTATTTTAGAAAAACAGAAATTGGATGTTCAAGAAATAATTGAAATTTAAAATAATAATATATTATATATAATAATAAGTGATGACTGATAATCGAAAATATAGAAATATAAGAAATATAGATAAAAGGATAAATAATCTTCAAGAACAATATAAAAATCAGTTTTCTTTTATAAATGATTTAGGTAAAAAGATAGAAACATTAGATAGTTCATTAGATAATCTTAAAAGTAATATTAAAGAAAATTACGATTCTTTAAAAACATTACCAGAAATTACTATAAATATTCAGAAAACTATTTTAGAATTAATTACACTTTATACACAATTAAAAGAAAATTCTAGAATATTAAAGAAACAAATAAAAGATTTAGAATCAAAGAAATCTAATATAAATAAAAAAGCAAAGGAAATTCGAAAGGAATTAAAATCTCTTACAACAAAGATTATTGAGAGAGATGGACATATTAAACTACAATTTAATAAAATTAATAATCGTAATAATTATTACAAACAGATAATAAAATTATTGCGATCATATGATAAACAAGTAAATAAATTAATTCCAGAAGATTATGAATATTTAAAAACAGAGATAATATCAAAATTAGAATATATGGTAGAAAATATTCAATATATTAAAAAAACTTTATATACAAAAAGCAAAAGACTTGAAAAAATAGATAATAATTTTAATAATATAAGAGATTTATTAAAGAAGTATTCTTCAGCAAATAAAGAGATTCCAAATATTATAGATGATATAAGAAAAAGTGAAGGAGTAAGAAAAGATGTTTTTTTAAAAGATATTACAAAAAATTAAGATTGTTTTTTAGCATCTTCTATAGATATAGGTCGATTAGTTCGTATATCTTCAAAACGAATACATTGTTTAGGATCTTCTTTACAAGTTTTATCTGTTTTATATAACCATTCAGCAAATTCTTTTTGTTTATTTGGTATTTGTGTATTAGGCATAGTATAGAATTGTCGTTGTGAATGAGTTTTATTCCATACATCACTAACATCTCTATATAGATTATGATTAAAATGATCTTCAGTTGATTCTTGAATTTCTTCTTTTTTAATATTACATGCTTCTGATCTTTCAGGTTGTTCAGTATAATCAGACATTAATACATTCATAAATGGATTATTTTTTGTAGGGGCTATACATACATCTTCTACATTTCCTAATTCTTCTAATGATTTTCCAGTATTTTCATCTCTAAAGTATCTATATAAATACAAAGTTATTAAAGCAGAAACAATGGGGATAAATATAACATTAATGTTTCTGTTATATACAAATAAAATAATTGCTATATATATCGAGAATCTTAAAATAGCATTTAATTTTTCAGTATATTCCATGTCACTTGCTGGAAAAAATTCAGTCAATCTATTTTTATCAAATATAATAGAATAGTCACTAAACCAAAAAGGATCTATGTTTTTATTAGACATTATAATATATAATAAAAGCAAAGAAATAAACAATAGGAATTTAGATATATAAAATATAAAAAGTGTAATTTATTTTTAACAATTCGAATTTTGAGGTATAATTTTTTCTCCAAGTTGATGTGAATTTTGCAAAATATGTGAAATTTTAATATCAGTTGGGGTAATTTTAATAGACATAAGAATAATTTTATTAGAATTATTCCATGCCTTTGAATTTTTTTTCACTATAAATACTTTTATTTTGATATCAGTTATTTTTGTTAATACATTCGTATTTGAATTAACAATAGTGTAAGTATCAACAATATATTTTTTTCCAAAATGGTTTTCTACAAAATCATCAAGTTTGTCTTTTAATTTAAAATCCATAATCGATTTAGGAGTTTTAGTAACATTTGTGAAAACTTTCTGTTGAGATATATTTTTAGGCATTTTAAGAAAAAATGTAGTAATAAGAACAGGAATTAAAATAATTGGTATAACTTGAAAAGACATTATATATATAATGATAAGTGAGAAAAATATATTTTATGTATGATGTTTTCTTAAGTATGTCAATATTTCATAAATAACATCACAATCTAATTCATTATATCCAACTATATCATCCATTACTTCTTGAGACTTATGTTCATAATAATTAATAGCAAAAGCCATGGAAACTTCACCAGAACTACATTTTGTATCATATTTCTTGTTAATCATTCCATGTTTATTCATGGCACCAGATACAGATTTTAATCCAAATCCAGATAAACAATCTTTAATAACAACTGGTTCCGATTTAATTAGTTCCATTACATCAGTGAAATCTACTTTCCATTTAGATGAATTTTCTTTTCCATGTCTTTTTCTAGCAGCATTAAGGAAACTATTTTCAGCATTAGACCAACAATAACAATTAACATCTTTTCTTTTTAAATTATATTTTTTAAGAACTGATTTCATTTGGTTTAACCATTCTTCGATTATTCTATATTCTTCAGATTTGGTTAAAGATTCTGCTTTAAAGTCATAATATCTTTTTTTATTATTAGTATTAAATTTTTTCTTTATTTTATCAGGAATAACAACAGTTAAACCAATCAAATAAATTATAGATTTCCCTCCATAAAGTGAATTTAAAGTTTCAAAATCTACATAAAATTCTACTCTATTAGGGTTTTTCCAATTATCTAAATTATTTTCAATCTTCTTTGGTAATATTTTAGTTTTTTTCATTTTATTAACATCAATAATTTTTTGTAAAATTTTTGCTCTTTTTGTTTCTTTTTTGAAACCTAATATTTGTGGATTTAATTTAGGATTATCCCAGGTATAAATATTTTTTTCATGTGCTTTTATACGATTACTTGGTCCAACTTGCCATAATAATGAAATTTCTTTTAAATTTGTTGCAATTTTTTTTTTAGCGGCTCCCCAATATCCTGGACTATTACTTAAAATCAAAGGATATAATTCCTTTCTGGTAGGTTTTGGTTCTACTTTCCATTTTTTTCCATTTTTTTCAACATCTCTATACCATATCAAAGCATCGTCAATCATCTGAACATATTTTATATCTTGATTTGTTAAATTGATATAACCAGGTCGTTCCCAATCTCTTTTTTTATGATTTTTAAATTTTTGTCCATTTTTAGTCATTTTCCATCCACTCCCAATTATAAATGTAATATCAGATTGATGAACTTGATTTTTTGTTAAAATTTTATTTTTAAAAGCACATTGTGCTTTATATAATTTCATTACAGATTCATTTGTTAATGTCATACCATTACTAGAAAATGGTAAAATTTTGTATTTTATAGAAACTGATATATAGAACCATTCTTCATCGTGTTTTTGACTATATGTTGAATCTGCTTTAAATTGTTTTTTTACAGACGCTTTAAATTTTCTTTTATCAAAAACTTTTTCTATGAAATCACTTCTAACTAATAAATCAAATACTGTATAAATTTTATCATCTTCATCTTGTAACATTCCATTAATAATAATCTTGGTTCCTTTATTCATATAATCATTTGTTAGGCGTATAAGATCATATGTATAATTTCCATAATTTTGTGGTAATCTTTGACAATCATTTTTAAATTTTTTCTCAATTGTATTCATAACGATAGATTTAAATTGATTTGTTTTTTTAAATTTTAATAAAGTGAATGGATTATTTTGTTCTTTTTGATAATTATTTTTAGCACCATACATATCTAACCAATCACACAGAGTATCACCAATACAATAATTTCTAATTTTCCCTTCATTAATCCAAGGAATATTTTTAATTTTTTTTCGTTTTTTTGTTTGTCCTCCATTCAATAAACTTGGTGGTAGTTTTCTTTTACGAGAGTTTTTATTAATTTGTTTTTGTTGTTTTTGTTGATATATCATTTCATCATAAAATTGTTTAAATTTTTCTTTATTATCTTCAAACCATTTTCTATCTCTTTTGATTGGTCTTAAATAATCATAAGCTAAATACCACCAATTTTCCTTTTTTTCATTATAACCACAATATTCTTTATTTTTACATTCCCCTTTTGTTCGAACTTCTTTAAAAGAACATTCATAAAAATAACATAATTCAAAGTCAGATACTTCTAATTGTAATTGTACTTGAGCATAATAATGTAAAGAAATTGAACCATCAATCATTCTACTACTTGGACATTTAATTTCAACTAGACAATGATTAGAAGTGACCCCATCTGGACTAGCACCTAAAAATTTATATTTTTTATTTTTATGAGTAAGTAATCCTACTGACCAAACTTTTTCTTTATATTTTTGTTCAAAAATATCAATCGCAATTGGTTCATAATGATTTCCATGTCGTAAATGAACGTTATCCAATCTAACATTATTTAATTTATTAGTCAAAAGATCATCTGAGGTTGTAAATTTACTATTATATCCTAATATGGTACCACAATCACTTGCGGTAATCATCGTAGTTCGTTTTTTATACCATTCTTCAGTTCTTTGTTCTATAGAATTATCCTGTAATGTTTTAACAAAATTAGGTTTTTTCATTATTAAAAATTGAATTCTTTTATATAATTATAAATAATCTTTCAATTTTTATATATCTTTTAATGAGTCAGCAAGTTAATAGAAAACGTCAATTTCACTGTGTAGATGATAGTAATAGAAATTTTTTTGAACCGAACTTTAAGCGTAGAAGAATTTTCAATAATCAATTTGAAAGTAATTTAAGTATTGAAAATCTTATTAAATCATTTACAACACAATTTAAAAATTTAAATGAACAATATCTTAATTTATCTAATAAAATTAATAATATTGATAGAAAAATAGATTATCTAAATAATCGTGTAAATAAAATAGACAACATTCTAAAGCAAAATTATATTCAAGAATTACCAAAATTTGCAGAACCTTGTTCTTATATTTTTTAAATAAAAGAAATATTTACAAATCTTTATTTAATCTGATTTTTGATAATAAGTTTTCATGCGGAATTTTTCTTTCAAAAACGCCATCTACACTATCAATAAAATTATCTATATCTACAATATAATTGACATTATTATCTAATATACGCCCAGATACATTTACTGATAATTTTCCAGATGATAAATATTCTCTTTTACCATATTTAAGCATTTCACTTACCATCATACCAATAAATAATTTATATTTATTTCTGGGTACATACAATTTACATCCATTAGATATTTCACAATATTCCGTTGAATGACATTCTTCTTTAATATCTGCGCAAGGTATTCGAATTTGAGATTCATTATAATCCTTAAATTTTGTAATATTATATTTGTTTTTTGTAGTAATATTGAAACACATATGATAAATGAGTTCATATAATTTTTCTTTTTTTTTTAAAATATTATTATGTTTATAAATATTATATTTATCTTGTTTGTCAAGTGTTTCCTTAATTAATGAAATAATTTTTTCTTTCATTTTTTGTTGCGAATCTTTATTTAAATATTGTGAAAATTCTAAAACTAGTCTTTCATATCGTTCATGAGAGATGATATTTTCTTCAATATCATCAAAATCATTCCATTCAATCCCATCAGTAATTAATTTATTCGTTTCATTATCATATATTTTAATATCAGTTATATTAATTTCACTATTATGATTAGTTAGTTTAATTTTATTATTTTTAGTCAACTTGTATGGTAATGTTTTGACTGGTATATTAAGTTGGGATTCAAATACTAAATAATTTATTTCTGAATTTGTAATAGAAACTCCATTAATTTCATATCCAGAACCATATATTAAAGATGTTTTATCTGTCTTTTTTTTTAATTTGTCAATTATATCATTAATATGTTCAATATAAGATATTGTTTGATAAATATTTTTTGTATATTTTTTTAAATTATCTGATAAATCTAATATTGGATATTTACCAAGATTATATATTGACGGTTTAACAGGTATTATGTATTTTCCTGTAGTTAAAATATATAAACATCTTGAAAAATAATCTTTAAAAACACCAATTGGTTTTAAGTTTTTATCATATTCGCCTAAGTTTTCAAATAATTTAAGAGTTTGTTGGCATGTAAACATTGTATAAAAAACTCGTTTAATCTTTCTAGAAATATATTGTTTGCTACATCCTTTTTGATACCATATACCAATCAAATTCATTAATTCTGAATATTTCGGATCATTATAATCAAAGAACATTTGTAATGGTTCCATCTTTTTTTTGGGTTTTTTAAGAACGATTGGTTCATAAGTATTATTTTCATATTGATATAAAAATATAAATTTTTTGTTAATGTTATAATAATCTTCTATAAAAATATCGGATAAACAAGAAGTATATACATTACCCAGATTGTAATTATCATTTGGTAATTTATGTGGGTCTTGTCTTAAGATAACTATATTTAATCCATCCCTGTGAATAATACCTGGTTTAGATAATAAATCTATTAAATATTTACGATCAAATGGTAAATCTAGTGTTGAAGGATTTGTTATATCAATAAATGATAAAAATTCTTGTATTACTTCTTCTATATTAATATTTCTAATATCTTGTTTATTTTTTCTTTGAACTCTAGTTTTGAATTTTGAATATATTTTACCTTGATTAAGTGATATAAATTCTTCTTTATTTTCTTGTAAATACTTTGTAATATTTTTAAAAAGTTCAAAAAAATCCGATTTTGTATAATTTAAAATTGCTGGCCAAAAATATTTATCATTAGTTAAACTAATTTCAGAACATTTCTTATTTTTTGAGTCTTTGATACATTTATCAACACCCATTAAAACAAATCCTTCAGATTTCATTATATTTGCAGTAAAATTATTATCAAATTTTGTATAATGATTAAATACTTTATGTAAAATTTTTGGTAGTAATCCAAATGTATGTACCAAATTATTACTAGTATTACTAGATATATAATCATCGATTTTTATTTCATTTTTAATCATATCAGTATGAGTTTTTTTATCAATTATGCCAGTACAATATAATAAATTTCGTTTTGTTTTTTTATTCATATTAATAAAACAACATGGATGACAAACATTTTTTTTAGTATCAGATTCACTAATTTCTACATCATTTGGAATATTTTTTGATTTACTTACAGGAATATCTAAAAAACTAGGATATATATGTTTTGATTTTTTTTTATTTGGACATTTTATCACTTTTCCTTCCCACTCTAATATATTTCCATTTTCAAAAGGTTTTAAAATTTTCCCAATTTTAGTATTATATGATTCTATGTCTAAAGGATTTTTTATTTCCACTTGTTCTTCTTTTTCTTTTTTAGTAAAAAATTTTAATATAGAGTTTTCATAGTTTTCAAAATATTTAACAATTTTTGAATATAATGTGATTTTATCTAATGCCTTATGTTTTGTGTTTTTATTTAAAAAATTCCAAATTAAAAGACATTCCTTTTTTTGCCATCCTGGTGGATTTCTACCTTTACTATCTTTTATAAACTTATTTGATTTCCAAATATGATATTGTAATAATTTATCAATATTAATTTTAGCATCTTTAGGAGTATATCTTTTTTTAATTGATGATACAGCATCTTCGATACCATAAAATTTAATAAATCTTTGTCGATATGTAGAATTATATTTATTTGGTGTAAATATTTTTAATAAAATTTCCTTAAATTTATTATTTTTATTTCGCGTTGATGGTATTTTTGTTAAAATATAATTAATTGGTATTTTCAATTCAATTAGTATACGTGTAATTTGTTTGTCATCCCATTCATTTTGATTATAATCATCTAACCATCTACTAGGATCTTGTTTTCTTGTATTTATAGAAATATAATGATTCAATTGCTTAATATTTTCATCAATTTCATCAATTTTTAATTGATATTTTTCTTTATCCTTTCTTTCTTTGCTTCTTTCTTTATATTTTTTTAATTTTTGTAATTTTCGGTCTCTTTTATAAATTAACCATTTTATATCAGTCGTAGCACCACCTATTTGGTTATTAACATTTTTATTAATATATTTAATATCATGTTCTTTTATAGTCAAAATTTTTGGAGCATTTTTCTTTATTATATTTCCAGTTCCAATTGGTTGTCTGTTAACACTACATCTTTTTGCATATAAATTATTCTGACTTTGGTCTAATTTGATTTTACAAAATTGACATTTATCCGCAGTATGTTTTATTTTCATACCACAATTTGGACATTTTAGAGAAATATCATATGCCTGTTTTAGTCTTTTTAGTAAAGAAAATCCTACTATTTTATTTTTAATAAATTCTTTATCATCATCATCATTTATAAATTTATTATCAAATTGATTATAAATATGGTTAAAATATTTAATTATATCATAATTTTTATCTTTTTTATCTATATCTTTAAAATTTTTTATATTATATATTAAATATATCATTTTTTTTACAAAATTAACTAAATATTCCCATTGTCTAAAACTTTTAAATCCCATTATACACCATTGATATTTTTCCTCTAATAAATCTGATGACGAACATTTATTCAAATCACATCTTTTTATTTTAGATGTTTTACTTAATTGATATAAAATACCATAACCTTTTGCTTTTCCATATAATAAATCTTTATATTGATTCCAATGATTATATGCATAGATTGCTTGTGAAGGTGTCATAGTAAATTCTATTTGCATAATTTCAATTATCTTATCTTTTTCATCTGATGTCAATTCTGTTCGAATATCTTTATTATCATCATCATTATCAATAAATTTTCTATAATATTTGTCTAAAATTTGATGAATCATTACATCTTTTTTCTTTTTTATCTCATTTCCACGAAAATGTTCTAATCTCAAAAAACGAAAATCTAAAATAGATCCTTTTCCAGTATTATCTAATTTTATATATGGGTATAACATATTAATAATATTTTTATCTCTAATATCATCCTCATCAATTAATTTATTTGTTAATACAGAACCATTAATTGATTGAATAGAAACATTAGAATTTAAAGAATTCCAATTTAACACATCACTATTGGCTAGTTTAATCTTTGTATCATCTAGTTTAATACCCAAATTACCAATATTATATTTATTTAATTTTTTTATAAATTTATTAATAGATGTTATAATCAATTTCATTCCCATTTGATCAATATATATTTTTGATTTTGATGATAAATTAATAGTAAATCGTATAATTTTGGTATCATATAACTGAATTTGAATATATAATTCTTGATTTCGAGTTAATTTATGTGGAATTAACATTCTAAATTGAATAACATTTGGTTCTTCTAAATTCCATTTTAATTGACGATGAATTCCTTTTTTTTTTACCAATTTTGTCATTTTTTGTATTAATTTAGATTCTTTTGGGAGATACATTGTCATATATGGAACATTTTCAGTAATAGGATACAAATGAATAACTTTCTGTAAATTTATGTATGATGGTTTTATAATATCTTTTGAATTACCATTTAATTCTACATAAATTTTATGAGTATATTGTTCAAAATCTAATTTTTCATTAAAATTCTTGGGGAGAACAATATGTTTAAATTGTTCAATAATACTATCATAATTTTTAATATTAAATCTCCAATTATTTATTTGAGTATATAAATAAGACATATCATCTTTTTGAAAAAAATTATCAAATTTTGCAAAATTAAGAAATGGCCAATAAAGTTTGCTAAAATTAGATAAATGTTTTGTAATTGCCTTTTTTCCAATAACTTCTTCCATTTTTTTTATATTATCATTTGAAGTTAAGTAATTGTAATACATATAAAAATCTGGAAAATACGCCATATTTATTTCTATTTCAGTTGTATTACTATCAATAAAATTACTTAATGTTTCTTCAAAATCTAATCGATTTTTATCAATAATCATAGTATTTTTATAAATATTATCCAATAATTTATAACGTGTACTTCTAAAATCGATTAATTTTTTTTCTGGATTTTTCATATCTTCGATATTTTTAATTTTATCTTCTATTTTTAAAAGATTTCCAATATTTTTTTTTTCATTTATTGTTTCAATATTTAATACATTTTGTATATATTTTCCAACATTATTATTACGATAAGATGATAATTTTGCCCAATAATTTGTAAAAATTGAATAATCCATATGTTTTTTTTCTGATATGTCTTTTAAAATTTTTTTTTCATTTAGAAAATTGTATATATTAATATAATTGTATGCTTCTTTTTCGTTTTCTAAATTTTGTGATAAATTTTTACAATTATAAGATTCTTTAATATTAGATTTATTACTATCACATATTGAATGGCCACATATAATGTCATCTTTCCATAAATATAAAAATTCTGGAACAGGTAAAGGTTGGGATAAGAATAATTTATTATCTTTTATTTTTGATAAATTTAATCCCGAACGATATTTATATTGTTTTTTACAAGTATTACATTGAATTACAAAAGATTCATTACTCATATTATAATATTCATCTTCGTCTTCAAATAAATCATCATCACTTTCAATATCTAAATTACTTGAATCATTTGAAGATATAATTTTATTATTTTTGTTATTAAAACAATAAATACATGTTTTTTTTTTTATATCAGTATTTTTAGAATCATTTTCATATTCAATTAATTTTAATAATTCATTACATATTTTTTGTTTAATAATATTAAGTGTATCATTTTGATATACAGATATTGTAATTGTTTTTACTTTTTTAACATGAATATTTTCTAACATATCAGAATATTGAAGTTCAGTATTTCCAACTATACCTATTAGATTTATCTTTAATGTATATGTTCTTTCATATAATACCATCTAAATTATATACATATAATTTAGATATTATTACTTTAATAAAAATTCTATTTCTTTTAATATTCAATCCGTTACATTAACCTTTATTAATTAACATTAAGAGGTCTTAGGACACGTAACCTGCCCTGATTTACTTTCGTTTTCTTTCATTTTTAGTGATACGTAAAGTTGAATAAGAATACGAAAAACAGTTCAGTCCCATTTTCCATTAAAACCAGATAATTCAAAATTAGTATCTTTATTACATCCAGTTTTAATCATACTTATATTATTTTTCATATCAGGAGAACGATTTTGTGTAGGATTCATTTTAAATTTAATTAAATCTGTTATTCTATTAAAATTTTTATCAGATTCTAAAATAGAATTCATAGTTTTATTATTTTTTCCTATTTTATTTGATTGATTATCAATTTCAATATTGGTAGGTAAATCCTTTTTTTTTGTTTTTTTTATACCTTTGATTAAATCTTCAATACTATTTTTAGATATTTTATTTTTATACCCATTAGAATTTTGTTCATTATCTTGATAAACTTGTGGTTTATATTGTGGTTTATATTGAGGATATTGTTGAATATTTTTTCTTTTTAAGTCATTTAACATATTTTCATATGTTGTTAAAGTATCTTGAGATATTTTCATTTTTTTTGTAGAATTTAGATTAATATATACAGATGAAAATATTAATAATAATATTAATATAATTAATAATAATTTTTTGTTATCTTCAATCAATTCAAACATTTTTATATTATCGTTACATAAAAAAATTTTATTATTAATACTTACTTTATTATTAATACTTACTATTTTTTTTCCAATCTTTATGAAGAAAATTTTTTAATTTATCTATATTAATTTTTTTAGGAATTCCTGAAATTTTTTTTAATGGTTCATTTTTAACACTTTCTAGGAGAAATTTTTCCTTTCTCATCCACTCAAATGAATTTATTTCTACAATATTGTCTATTATTTTTTCAAATTGAATTAAATAATTTATAATTTTGCTAAAATTTTTTGTTGAATTAATTTTAGAAATAATTTGTTTGATTTTATCTTTATCAAAAGATAATTTAATATCAGATATTCTATTTAAAAATTCGTTTATTTGAGTTAATATATTCATAAGTGGAGGATTTTCTATTTTTTCTAATATAAAACGAAGAACTTCTGATTCACTAGTTATTTGTGATAATTTTGCCATATCACTACTGAAAAGAGGTGATAGTTTAGTTAATTTTTTGGCATATTTATCATCTTTTGTTTTGTTTAAAAATTTATATTTATTAAATAATCTTTTTGCAGCTTTTAACGAATTTCTATGTTCTTTTGAAGAATATTTATATATATCTTCTTCAATATTAGATATATAATTTCCTAAATCCATTCCTAATACTTTTTCACTCCCGTCTTTATTTTTTTGAACTATTAAAAACCAATTAGTTATTTCAATGTATCTATTATTTACTTGTGCCCAAATATCTATTTTACAAGTAGCATCTTGAGAAATTGCTTCATCCAAATATAATGTTTTATTACCCCTTAATTTTTTTTCACCCTTAATAATTTCATCAATATTCCATCTTATAATGTATTTGTCGTTAATAAATTTTTTTAATTTTTCCCAATCAGTTATCTTAATATTAATTTTTAAAAATTTTAATATTTTATTATATTCTTTTTGTGTTAAAATATTTTGTGATTTTAAATTGTCAATTGTTCTTTTAATTAATTTGCGATCATAATCAACTATTTTATTTTGCTTCATCTTTCCAATATAAATTTTCCATCTATTGTCTATACCAGCCTTAAAATCTCCTAAAAATACATCTTTTTGTTTTAAAATTTTTTTAGCAATATTTTGTATTTTTTTTGTAATAGCAAAACGAGCTTCGCTATATAAACAACATGATTTTAAAGTTTCAAATATGTCAATATCACCAGGATATTTATGAACCTTATATTTATAACTACCAACTGGATAAACATTCGAATCAGTAGTTATAAGATTCAATATATTATTTACTTCTTGCGAATAATTTGCTGGTTTTCTTACCTCTAATGCATTAAATCGTTTTTCATCTTGCTTATCAAATTCATTTAATAAAAAAGCAAATACTCCTGCTGCAACTAATTCAGCCATATCTATATTATATTAATCATATAATTAATAATGTATATTTATAACAAAAATTTAATATATTTAAATTTTGATTACCACCAAATGTAATTTTATAGTCAGTTTCCCCTAATATTTTTAATATATTTCTTTTTTTTTTATCATTAATCTCTTCATCATTTAATATATAAGAATATAATTCATATAATATATTTTTTGAAGAATATCCTTGATAAAATATATCTTTTATTTTTTCCCTAATACCTATTAAATTTCCTTCATTCATTACATTCAATAAATCTTGTATATATATTTTATCAATTTTATCTGTTAAAAAATAAAAATATTTTTTGATTTCATCTGTAGAAATATTTAACGATAGTGATAATGTTTCTAATAAATTTATAGATTTTCTTAAATCACCTTTACTAATCTGAGATATATCCGGAATTATTTTTTTTATATTTTCATTCAAATTTTCATTATTCGCAATAGATAATAATTTAGTTTGTATTAAATTATCAGGTATTGGTTTGAATAGAAATTTAACACATCGTGATATTATCGGTTTGGATATCTTGTTTATAGAATTACAGATAAGACAAAATCTGGTTGTTTTAGAATATTTTTCTATAATTCGTCGCAAAGCTGATTGTGCTTCGAAACTCATACAATCAATTTCACTTAAAATTATTATTTTAAAAGTAGAATTTTGTAAAAATACACTTTGATGAGCAAATGATTTTATTTCATTACGTACAGTTCCTATTCCTCGCTTATCAGAGGCAGATAAATACAATACATTTTGTTTTATTGATTCATCAATATATATATTATTAACTATAATATTAATCAAAGAAGATTTACCAATTCCATTTGGACCATAAAATATCATATGTGGTAAATTATCTAGACTATTTTTAATAATATCTACAATTTCATTATGAGAAATAATATCATCAAAATCCTTTGGCTTATATTTAAATATCCATTTTTTTTTTGATTGTTGATTAATATCCATTATTAATATTTTTAATAATTTATTTCTTATATTAATTTTTTGTATCTTCAATGTTTATTACTATAAATCGATTAAACTTAAATCTAATTTTTTTTTTAGAATTACTTTCATATAAAATTTGTCAGTTCCATCAATATTTATTTTAATAAACTTTATTAATTCTGCTCCGATTTTTTTTGATACCCTTTTTAATAAAGAGAATGAAATATCTAAATCATTTTCAAAAATTCCCATAATATCTCCATTATCACATACACCTAGATAATATATAACGTATCCTTCTCCTTGATATAAACGATATAACATTTGTGTTCCTAATTGATTAATTTTCTCTTCTGTGTCATTACAAAGTCGTATTTTATATTCTATATTTCCAGTTTCTTTTTCTGATTGTAGTTTTACTAGAGGCATATATATCTTATACTTTGTTTTATTTACATTATTCATATAATGAATTTATTTATTTATTTATTTTACGAAGCATTTTAATATCATTTTTATTATAGTAAGATAAATGTGAATTTTGATATCGTTTTAAAAAAATTTTTAAATCATCATATCCACCTATAAAAACTCCATTATAAAAAATTACTGGAATATATTGATAATTATTTGTTGTATTTTTAATAATTTCTTTTATTAAAATAATTTGTTCATTTGGTAAAGTTTTCATATTTATATAACAATACTTTTTTTGAGCATTTATTAATAATTCAATTGCTTTTGAACAATATTTACATTTAGTATTACCATATACAATAAAATTAGTATTTTTAGGACAACTTTGTGTATTTAATGCATTAATTTTTTTTTTTAATGCAAAATATTTATTCGAAGTAATTTTTTTTTTATATAAAATTTGTTTAAATTGTAAATTTATTTCGAATTTATATAACAAATAATATTGGTATTTATATTTTATATTATCGAAATAGTATCTTTTTTTTTGTAAAAAATTGGTGTTCATTTTATTATACTATATTATAAGAAAGTAAGTAAAAATTATAAAATTATTAATATTATTTATTATATATAAATAATGACTACTAATAATATTTTTGATAAAATGGCTAATTGGATCAGGAAAAATAATGGATTTGTTTCACCATCAATAAAAGTTGTTTCTTCAAATATTGATGATATAACATCACGCTCAATATATACAATTAATGACATTAAAAAAAATGAATCTTTAATGCGAATTCCTTTGAAATGTAAAATTCATCCAAATTTAGTTTATGACATACCAAATATTGACAAATGGATACAAAATGATTCAAAAAATATGATTAAAACACAATTATTTTATAGAATAGTAATTTCTCTTATTTATGAAAAAAGTTTAGGTAAAAAATCTTTTTATTACCCTTTTATTCGAACTCTACCAAAATCAACTGATTTAAAAAATCATGTCATTTTTAATAATACTCCAAAAAATATGAGTGATTGGAAAAAGTGTTCATCTTCATTCGCAGATGATGTTCAAACTACTTTTGATGCATATGAAAATTTATTAGATTTTATCTCAACACAGAATAAGGAATTTACAATTATTGATTTAGAAAAATTTGGAAATGTAGAAAATATTTTAAAAACTTTAGTTAAATGGGCTTATGTTATATTTATTACACGAGGTTGGTATATACATGGTTGTGTTCCTTATATGGATTTGTTTAATCATAAAAGTAATTCACAAATGACTGCCCAATATCACGAGACTAATAACATTGGTTTTGAAGGTCAATCTCAATACATGACTTATAAATCATACGAAATTGGTGAAGAAATTTTTATAAATTATGGTATTTATGATTCCAAAAAATTATTAAGAAGATATGGATTTAATCCAGATGAGGAAGTTAAATATATGGAAATGTCCGTAGAATATAATCCTAAAATTCCACTCCAACATTATATCGCAAATGAACTTAAACGATATCAATTTCCAAAAGAAAAATTATTATTAACTACTAGAACTCCATCATCATTATTAATAAAATATTTACGAATTATTTCTTTAGATTATTATGATATACCAAAAGTTTTTAATATAGAAAAATATTTTGAAAAACCATTATCTAATAATAATGAGTTATTGGTTTATAAAACTTTATTAAAATTAATTAATAATTTAAGAAATACAGAATATACAACCGAACGTTTTAATGATTGTAATATGTTATTAGAAACAACTGATAATTATATAACACAAAATTTATGTAAAATAGTTTTAAATGAATATAATTTAATTAAAACAAATATTTTATGGGTTCATGGTAATTGGATATCAAAATTAGAAACTCCTATGTTAGAACATATACTAACTTCACTTACAACAATTGATATTGTATAATAAATTAGTTAAATTAAATTAATTTAATATTATAAGTATATAATATATATTGTTTCAATGAATAGAAAAAATAAAAAAAAGGATATATATAGTGAATTAAATTATACTAAACACGATACTCTTTTTCCACGTGATTTATATTCAAAAGTTGAGGAAGAAGAACGTAAAGGAGAAGAACATCATTTCCTATTTCAGAACGCAATAAGACCTTTGTGGTTTGATATTAAAAAGCATTATGAACATAAACAAGAAAATGGTAACAAACCTGCAAACAAACTCTATGATAAAAAAGAGTACAAGGGATATCTGGAAGGTATAAATGAACTTATTAATGATGAAGACAAAAATCATATTTTTACGCACAACGAATTAAAAATGTTTAAAAAACCATGGGAAAGACTTGTAGAATTTTTAGATTATAAACACAGTCAATATGTTTTTTATCCTATGATAACAGATTTTGATTTTAATAAAAAATTATATAAAAAAAAAGAATTTCAAATAAATAAACAATTACCTATAAATGCTGATAAATTTGAAGATATTCAAGAAGAATTATGTCCAAATAAAAATAAAAATTTTAATTTACAATCTCATCAAAAATTAATCAAAGGTTATCTCTCTCATAATACATATTATAATGGATTATTAATTTTTCATGGAACTGGAACAGGAAAAACTTGTTCTTCTATTACTATTGCAGAAAGTTATAAAACTCTAGTAGCAAAAAATAGTAAAAAAGTATTAGTAATACTTTCAAAATCAGTTAAAAGTAATTTCATTCACGAAATACATGATGTAGCTAGAGGATATAATCAATGTACTGGTTCTGATTATTTAAATTATGATTTCTTTTCAAGTATGGATAAAAAGAAAAAAAATGTTTTATCATTAATTGATAAATATTATGATTTAATGACATTTGGTAAATTCCGAAATGAAATTATTAAAGAATTAGAAACATACGGTATTAATAAGTATCAATTTAATCAATCTATTCCTGCGAAATTAATCAAATGGATTGACTTGATATTTTCTAATAGAGTAATTATAGTAGATGAAGTTCATAATTTAAAAAAGTATAAAACATATAGTGAGGAAGAAATTACTTTGGAAAAATATGATGATGATGATGAACTTACTTCTGAAAATAGTGTTAAAAAAATTAAGGATTTTAAACCATATGATGCTTTAGAACTAATTTTAAAATATTCACGAAATGTTAAACTAGTTATGTTAAGTGCTACACCCATGTATCATAAACCTCGTGAAATTATATCATTATTTAATTTACTTTTAATTAATGATGATTATGACAGAGTTGTCGTATCTGATATTTTTGAAAATGATAATATAAAAGATGAAGAATCTAGAAATATTCTTCGTGTAATTTCACAAGGATATGTATCATATGTTAGAACCGAAAATCCATATACTTTTGCTAAAAGACATTATCCAGATTCAATCCCAATTCATAGTTTTGTTAATAATAAAATAGAGAAATTAAAAAAAATTTATAAAATTAAAAAAACAATTCGTAATAATAATTATAGTGATATTATTAAAGTAATTCCGTGCGAGATGAGTGAAAAACATGATAAATTTTACAAAAAACGAATAATTGCTGGTGATATGTTAACTAAGTTAATTCAATATGGTAATTATGGTATATTAGATGTTGATGGAATATCGCAAAAGAAATTGGTTTTATCAGAATTAATAGACCAAAAAACCAGTATATCATGTAAATTAGGAAAATTAATATATAATATATTACACGATATCTCAAATGGAACATATTTCATTTTTAGTTATTATATTAAACATGGAACTCAGGTATTAGCTCAAGCACTTTTGGCAAATGGAATTAGTTTGGTTGTTGTTAACAATAATGGTAAAATTGTTTTTGCCGATGCCAAAACAATTAAGAGTTTATTAGGACATTCTTTTAGTCAGCCTACAAAGGATGAACAAATATGTTATAAAGATGGTAAAAAACGTAGTGAATATAAAAATAAGATGCATGAATTTAAACCAATGACATTTGTATGTATTATTGGTAAAATTGAAGAAAATGTAAGAGATAATATAATTACTGCTTTTAATAACGATACAAATAAATATGGTGAAGATATTAAAATAATGTTAGGTTCAAGTGTCTTCAAAGAAGGAATAAGTTTATTAAATGTTCGGCAAATTCATATTCTTGAACCATGGCATAATCGTTCACGTATAGAACAGGTAATTGGTAGAGGAATACGACATTGTTCTCATCGTCAATTATTACCATCAGAAAGAAATGTTAATATATATCAATATATATCAACTTACAATACAAACATTGATAATCAAGCATATGATGGTAATATAGATAGAAAAGAAATAAAAACTCTTATTAAACAATTTTCAGGAGATGTAATATCAAATGTAAATTTGGTATCCTCTCATATGGCCAAATTTAATATTCTTCATTATGATGTTATTATGTATATGAGATCTCAAATTTTAAATAATTTAATTATCGATGTTCAGTCTGTTTTAAAAGAAACAGCAATGGATTGCCTTTTTAATCAAGAGATTAATGTTAATACTTTAAAATCAGAAGATAAGTATCAGTGTATGAAAAAGATTGATTTTGAAGAAGATGATATTGGTAAAATAGAATATTTTACCAAAAAAGATATAAAATTATACGATAAGGATATTGATTATAGTACTTTTGATGATATTTTTTATCAACCATATGTTATATATGTAATAAATTTAATAAAAACAAAATTTGAAAGTGATGAAGGTATTTATATATTAAATTTTGAAGATATATTAAATGATCCAAATTTAATAGGTAACCCTATATATTTTGAAAATAATAATTATATAATTCGTGCTGCATTATATAGTTTAATCCCAACACAAAAAAGAAAAAAAATAAATATTTTAAAGAAGAAAATTGGACGTGGATTTATTTATGGATATATATTTGGTAGAAATACTCTTTCTGGTGGAATGTTTATATTCCAACCATTTGAAAATCAAACAAATGTTCATGATGTTTTTAAAAAAACATTAAGATCTGATTTTGAACGTTCGCCAATGTATGAAAAAACAGGATTTGAACAAGCAGTGTCAGTTCCTACATCATTGAATGAAATATCTGAAACTAAATATCAAGAAATTATTTATGGTAAAAAATCTAGAAATGAATTAGATGTAATAGATATATCAAAAATAACAAAACGAAAGGTCAAAAAAGTAACAGAATTAATTAAAGAGTTAGATATTTCAATATCTGATGAAAATGAAAAACAGAAAAATGCTCCATTAATTGGTTTAATTTTAAATATACAAATTATCGCAAATCATAAAAAATCATCACATTTATGGGGACAACCGAAATATCATATTTGGTTAAGAGAAAAGAAAATGATTTGTAAAGAAGGTAAAAGAGAAAGTTTTGGCCAATTTAGTTTATCTTATAATTTGTCTCAATTAAAATGTATTATACAAACGTATATTTTAACAGAAGAATTTAAATCATTAATTGATTCTTCTAGAATTATTACTCTAATACGTGAAACAACTGATAAAAAGGCTATAAAATTTGCAGATGATATTGCTAAATATAGTGATATATATGAATGGTGGAATTTACGAATGACAAAACCAAAAGGATTTAAATTAGTTTTAAAAAAACAAGATGTAGCTAATTTGTTATATCTAATTTTAAAATATTTTGAAGAGATTAATATTTCAAATAAAATATGGATACGAGAACTAAATTAATAGATATTGAAAAAAAAAAGATTAAATTTTTTTATTGGTTTTTTTATATTAAAAAGACAATAAAAAAATTGATTTTTTTTATTAAAAATTATATTATATTATTAATTAATGAATAAAATGGATATTGATAAAATTATAAATAAATTAAGAAATAACTATGATACAAATAACAATCATTATGAATTTCTTTTTTCAGTTCTATATTTTACAGATGAAAATTTTAAAGAAGTTAATTTTTTACATAGTTATTCTTCAAATAGACAAAAAAAAAAATTCTTAAATAAACAACCTCTTATAGTAGAAGAATATAAGTCTAATAATAAGATTAATCACAACATTAATCACAACATTAATGTATCAGTTTTTAAAAGCATTTTTGAAAATGATTTTATAAAAAGTAAGCCATCTAAATTTTTAGATGTATTTATTTCTTGTTGTGGTAATAAATCCATAGTTAATGTTTCTTCAAATGTTAAATCTATTCTATTAAAAAAATTATTAACAGATTTTGATACTTGCGAATTATATAAAAAATATAAATATCGTAAAAGAAGTGGATTTACAAAAAAGATTTTGAGAAGTTTTTTTGAAGATGGAAATGAAATTGAAGATAATCCTTTATTCATTTCTTTTTTATGTGATTATTTTAAAATGAATATTTGTGTTGTTATACCAGATAAAGAAAAAAATGATATTATATTTTATTCTTCTTATAATAATTTTTCTATTTATAAATCTACAATCATTGTAGAAAAATGTGATGGAGATATGTATCAATATTACATAATGTCTAATGGTGAAAGTATATTTACTTCTAATACATCATTTATTTATAGACTTCTATTATATAAAATTCAAAAAGATTTTATAACTAAATTAAATAATATTGCTAATAATTCATCAATAAATAGAAAAATTTTTCATAAAGTTATAGAAAAAAATAAAGTAATTACAGAAAAAATTAAGGATAAATCAAGTGAAAATAAAGATAAATTAAGTGAAAATAAAGATAAATTAAGTGAATATAATTCTAAAGATTTATTGAAAAAAAAATTATTAATTTTACAAAATATTTCAGAAGAATTTGGTATTAATACTAAAAAAAGTAAAAAAAATGGTAAGGGATTTAAGAATAAAACAAAATCTGAATTAGTTTTAGATATTATGAATCATTTATCTAAAAAATAATTTAAAATTGATTTTTTATATATCAAATATATATATAATTATAATGGATATTAATAATACTTTAATAGAGCGACTTAAATTTATAACATCCAATTTAAATGATCAAAATAAGAATGAAGATTATGAATTAGAAGTTCGTTTTGGTTTTTTTAAGCATAATAGCTTTTATCCAAATATAAATAGAAATGCTTTTTTAAGTATATTAGAAAGTAGTTCTTCTGAGAAGAACTATAATTTTATTATTGATACAAGGTATAAAAATTTTGAAGGATTATATGATGATAATAACAAAATTGTTAAAAGATCTACATATACTGGAGTATCTGTTCAAAAAATATTAAAAGATATTTATAATAATTTTCTTACATTAAATAAAGAAGATTTATATAATATTCAATCTAAATTGGATAAAAAAAAAATATCTCTTCGTAATATTTTTTTATCAAAAAATAAAAAAACAACCAATGATAATGTAAATCATCTTCGAGTTACATTTGCAATTGAGAAACAACATTCACTGAAAAATTTAATGGATAAATATGTTAAATCAGTTTCTAATAATAATAAAGGATTAGTTCAATTCGCTAAGAGTTTGGAAAATATTGAAGCAGAACGCATCAAATTTCGTTATTCTTGGTTAGAACATGAAGTATGGAGAATTGATAGCACTATTGCTATATCAGTTAATTATGATGAAAATGATTCAAATTTATATAAATTATCTTTATCATTCGAAGTAGAAATCGAATTTGATGTTGAAACTTATACAAAGATGGCTGAAAAACCAAGTGTAGATGATATGATATCAAATGTAAATAAATTAATATCACAGTATAAAACTCATATTGATAATAATACAGATATTTCAATAGAAGATTTATTAGAAACAGATATTTCCAATCAAGTTGTAACCTTAGAACGAGATAAGATTCAATTTCTACAAAATTCTCCGTATTCCGTTACAGATAAAGCTGATGGGGAACGAAAATATTTATATATTAATAATAATGGAGTTTTTTATTTTGTAAATCCACGAACTTTCCAGAAAATAAAAATTTATGAAGATGGCAAAACAAAGGTCAAAAATTCAGTAATTGATGGTGAATTTTTAGAAACACAAAAATTATTTCTAGGTTTTGATTGTTTATTTATGAATGGAGAGGATTGTCGAAATAAAAATTTAATTAATAGATTAAAATGTTTAGAAAAAATTATATCAAACATTAAAAAAGGTATTTCAAAAATCATCGAAGTAAGACCTAAAAAATTTTATTTTAAGAATATTTTCAAAAAAACAAAGAAATTATGGGATGATAGGGAAAAATTGTTTGAATATCACTTAGATGGATTGATATATACACCAATTAATTCTGCATATATTAGTAGTATTCCAACGCTGAAATGGAAAGATAAACATTCTATTGACGTTAGAGTTATTTACAATAATAGAAATAATTTTACAGAATTTCATGCTAATGGATATCCTCAAAAGAGAAATATTAATGGTCAAATTAAAATTACGAATATTTGGAGAAGATATCACGGAGATGATATTTATAAACATTGGATTAAAGTAAATGACCAATCATATAAAAATTTACAATTAGTAAATCAATATGGTTTATTAGGAGTTTATGGTAGAATTAGGACTTTACAAAATATGGAAGATATTGCTGAATTCGAATATGATTATGATAAAAAAGAATGGGTGTATTTACGTCGTAGAGATGATAAAAATAAACCTAACGCACGTTTAACAATTTTAAGTGTTTTAAAAGCAATTGAAGAAAATATAACATTAGATGAGTTAAGTGAATTAGTTTATGAAGAATCAGAATATGAAAAAATGTGTCAAGAAAGTTGTACAAATATTGATCCAATTGGATTACATTATGACATTGTAAGTAATAAAGGTTCATCTGATAAAAGAATGACCTGGAGATTTTTCCAAAACTTTGTAAAGAGACAATTATTTAAGGAATCCTCAGTAAAACTTAGGAAAACAAGAAAATATTTGTTTGATATCGGAAGCGGAAGAGGTGGAGATTTAAATAAATGGTTAGAGTCAGGATATACAGATATTTTAGCAATAGATCCTTCAAGACGTGAAATTTATGGTAGGCATTATTCTGAAGGATTTTCAGGATTAGTTGAAAGAGTTGAACAGAAGGGTTTTACTAAAATGGAAGATGGTTCATATAAAGGTAATTATAAAAATAATGAAATTAATATAACACCAATTTGGGGAGATGCAACAAAACATATTAAAACTGGTTCGGCTGGATATAATGACTATGAGAAAACAAAATTATTAAATTTTCTTTCAATTGCCAAAAAAGAAAAATGGCAAGGTTTTGATACAATAAGTATCATGTTTGTAATTCATTATATGTTTGCTACTATGAAAAAGGGTAAAAATGTTTTGGATAAAAAAAGATTTGAGGTATTTATGAAAAATGTAACTAACTACTTAAATAAAAAAAAAGGATTGTTTATTGGTTCATATTTAGATGGACATCATATTATGAATCACATGAGAAATGATTTCACTAATTTTATTCAACGAGATGATAATAATAAACCATTTTATGGAATAACTTTAAAAGATGGTAAAAATATGATTAATGGAGATGAAAATGATTATGATATTTTTTGGGATAAAAATCCTAAAATGATTGGAATTAAGCAATCAATTTGGGGATGGAATAATGAAATCGCTGAACCAATGCTTTTCGAGAAAAATTTAGATATAGTATTTCAAAATTTTAATTTATTTTCTGTAAAGAAGAATAATAATTTTGAAAAATATTATAAAAAATATTTAAAATCATCAAATAAATCATTAAGTATTTCAGAACAAAATATTTCTTTTTTAAATAATGTTTTTATGTATTCGGTATATCCAAGTTTTGAAACACAAAATTATAAAATATTAAAGAAAATGAAAAAAAAATAAATTTAAATTTATTCCAGTCCAATTATATTTATATATATAAGAGTTTATAAATTTTTGATTATAATTATCTAAACATAATAATATTTAGATAATTATAAGATATCGCATTTTACTAATATCATAAAAATAAATTTGTATCAAATATGAATTAACATTAAAATATTATTATAAAGTAACATACCAGAAATATAAATGTCAGATGATTTAACAAAGAAATCTGTAGAAAATGAAAATGAAAATGATAGTGTCTGTTTTTATAAAAAAAGAAGATATTGTAACAATTGTGGTAAGTATGGACATTATTTTAGAGAATGTAAGTATCCAATAACCAGTTATGGTATTATATGTATTCAGATTACCCCGTTCCCATTAGGATATAATCAAAAATTACTTCCATCAAATATTAAATTTTTAGCAGTACGACGTCGTAATACTTTAAGCTATGTAGAATTTATCCGTGGTAAGTATAAATATACTGATATTGAATTTTTACGTATTTTATTCTCAAGGATGACCATATTTGAAAGAGATTTAATAAAAACAGAACCATTTAATATTTTATGGGAAAGTTTATGGATTAATTCTCAATTTAAAGAAATTAATAAAACAGAATATAATCGAGCATCTAAAAAATATGATGATTTAAAAAAAGGAGTAATTATCAATTCTAAATTTATTACAATTAATGCACTTTTAGAAACAACCTCATCAGAATATAAGGAAACTGAATGGAATTTTCCAAAAGGTCGTAGAAATTGTTATGAAAATGACATAGAATGTGCTGAAAGAGAATTCCAAGAAGAAACAAATTTAACTAAAAATGATTATGAAATTTGTAAGGCAATCCCACCTTTTGTTCAACAACATATTGGTTCAAATAATATTTCTTATAAAACGGTATATTATTTAGCTCTTTATTCAACAAATAAACAACTAAAAATCGATAAAACAAATCAACATCAATTAGGAGAAGTATCAAAAATAGGATGGTACTCCTTTGATAAATTGAAAGATAGTATGCTTAGAAAATATTCTGTTCATAAGATAACATGTCTAACAAATGTTTTTAATACATTATTAAAAAATTTCAATGATAGAATAGAATAAATTAACTTAAAGTTATAAAATAATTTTTATATAACTATAAAATTGATTTATTTATTTTAAATTATATTATAATGGAAAATTGTAAAACATCTTATCGTATTTTTAAAAAGGATAGTTTAGTAGAATCTGTTAGAATTCCACCTTCAAAATTGGATAATTATTCTGCTTTTATTTTAAATAGTTTAAAAGAAAGAGAGAAAAAATGTAATAAAAATGGATATATTCATAAAATTTTAAAAATTGATAATATTGGTGAAGGAATTATATATGAAGGTGATTTTTCAGGTGATGTAATTTTCAAGGTTAAATATGAAGCTCTTGTATGCTCCCCAAAAGTTAATGATGTAATTGAATGTAATGTATTACAATTATCAACTTTTCAAAGTGATATAATTGCTCAACAAGGACCTTTATTTATAGTAGTAATTTTTGATAAAATCAAAGATAAAGGAACTTTAAAACAAGGCGACAAAATTTTAGTAAAAGTTGTGGCAACAAGATATGTATATGCTATGCCTATATTAAAGGTTGTATCAACATTTGTAAAAAAAATAGATCAAACTAAAGATGCTATGGAATCATTATTTGTTGATGACTTTGATTTTATTGAACAAGAATAAATAATTTACTGGACTGATATTTTTTATTATTCAGAATAAAAATCAGCAATTACAGAATTGTTTAGAGATTTATCGTTAAATTTTAGAAATTCATTAATTTTATTAATAACAAAAATAAAATCATTGTCGAAATTTTCATTTTTATGAAATGTTTTTAAAATTTCAAATTTAGATTTACTAATATACATCGCATCCGTACAATCTATCATATTATTATATTTATTATTAAACACTATTTGAGCAGTATTTTCCATTCGTGGAAAATTTTTATTACATAAAATAGTTATAATCTTATTTAGAAGTTGAGTATCATTAATACCAAGTTTTTCTAATTCTCTTTTTAATAAATCTGGATTAGAAATATTTTCCATTATATTTTTGTATTCAGGTAATACTTTTATTATACCCTCAATTGGTGTTGTATATAATATTTTATGAAATGGTGTAAAATATTGATTAGTATTTAATATACTGTTTTCTTGAAATGTTGTTTTAAAAGAATTCATATCAAATTGTGGATTTTCTACAAAAAATTGCGAAACATCTTGTAATAATGGAGAATTATGACGTCCATATGTCCAATTGTTCATAAGTGGATTATTTACATCATTATATGAAAAAAATACCCACATTAATCCATTCAAATATTGTGTGATACATCTATTTAATTCATTCTTTGAAGTTATATTTAGCTTTTTCTTATAATATATATTTTTTGTTCGTTCAAATTTCTTACCATAATAAATCTCATCAGAGAAATAATAGTATGGTAAATTTCGGTTTGAAATATTTTTTAAACTATCAATATATCCAAGCTTAGTAGTCAAATTCTCAAATTTATTTAAATTTTTTGTCCAATTAAAATACTTTGAGTCTTTCATTTCAATAAATGTTTTTTTTACTATATCATATGAATATTGATATTTATTACTTGTTTCATTATTTACTTGTCTGTTTTTTAAAACTAATGTTTTTATACGAGGCATTTTTATATAATAAATATAATATTGTTTGAAATATTTCAAAATATCTGTTATTTCACTTTTATCTCTTTTTACTTCATTGTCTAAATTAATATCACAATTATGATAATTAATATCAAATTTAGATGGTGTTGTTATGATTAATTCATTATATAAAATTTCTATATATTTTGAATGTGTTACATTTAAAATTTTTAAATTATCATTAACATCCTTTTCATTAATATTACTTTCAAAAATATTTTTTATTAATTTATAACAAGCAATACATTTATTTAATATAATCATCCAATATTCATCATATTTAGATAATTTTTGCTGTAATCCATACCCATCCCACTTTTTAAAATTATCAAATGTATCATAGAGAAAACATTCAGCTAAAGCATTATCTTCATAAGTTGTTAACATTCTCATAAAATTATGAAAAATTTTATTATTAATTGTTAATATTTTCGTATTTGTCATAAAATTATCACATGAAATAACATTTGTATAACAATTTATAATATAATCAAAATGCATTGACGTATTATATGATTGAATACGAGGAATAAAATCATCTCCAAAAACACTAAAAATAAATACCAAATCATCAATATATCTTTGGAGATATTCTAAATCTAGTTCTATATTAGATATATTTTGTAAATGATTAAATAATAATGCTTTTAAATTTTTAATATTAATAACCCAATACCTAAAATTTTTTCGCTTATCAGCATATCTAAATAATTTAATGTTTTTTATATAATCTAATGGAATTAAAGAAGATAATAGTATTACGTCAGCATCTGGGCTAAATACAGATATAATATCATCTTTGTCTATTTTTTTATATTTAATACAATGACGAATATAGTTCAAAATTTTTATTTCCCCTTCACCAACCTCTCTAAAATCAGATAATAAAATTTTAGAATATAATTCTTTATTTTTAAAATCTTTTAAAACAATATTTTTTAAAAAATATTCATTTCGTAATGAGAAACTTAATTTTCCCATAAAGTCTGTTCCTGGTTGAATATGATATTTAACCCAATGAAATTTTGTCGTTTCATAAACATATTTATTATACTTATTTTTTTCATCAGTTGTATTTAAAGTATTTTTATATTTTTTTAACAAAATTTTATCCATATCTGATACAAATTGACTTGAATATGATCTAGATATTTGTTCTACCATTTTCCCTTTTGATGGAACCCCATCAATTGATATGTAGACTATTTTTATAATATCCTCACTAATAAATGTATCAAATAATATAGCATTTATACCTATACCTACTTCGTAAATTATTAAATCAGATAACATCATTTCCTCATTATATGAAGATTCTATCTCATATTTGTCAGTATAGTTTCTTAATTTATTTCTTAGAATATTTCTTTTAATTTGAGAACAATTTGGTTTCTTAATAGTTTTTAATATTTGTAAATACTCATAGTTCAATTGTTCAAGTAATTTAAAACTAATATCATGAATAATAGCATTAAAATCCAAGAATAAACCTGCTATTTTTTTATTTTTATGTATAGAAGATTTTCTTTCACTTATACATTTGCATAAATATTTATTATTTCTTATAGTAGAAAAAAATGTTTGAATACCCATTATATTAATAATAGTATAATTTTTTATATTAATTGATACGTTCTCTAATATTCAATTTTAATTATGATTTTTAATTAAAATTAATTATTAATTGATGAAATATTATCTATATAATATTTATATAATAGTATGAATATTAAATCGGTATTAGTTTTTTTGATTTGTACAATTGCTATTCACATCACTTTAATTAAAGTTAATGAAATTGTTTTAGAAAATAAAGAAATGAAACAAAATAATGATTTAAAAAAAGAAGAAAAAAAAGAAGAAAAAAAAGAAACAACAGAAGAAGAAGAAGAAAAAAAAGAAATACCAGCAGTCTCTAATAATAAAATCGCAACAGATGATGCTGATGTAATTAATGATGAAGATTTAAGAAGCGATTTATTAAATTTTATTAAAAAATCTAAAAATAATACACCAACTATTTTTTCTAAAGATTCAGAAATTGAATTAGAAAAAGATAATAAAAATGTCCAAGAAGCACCCGGATATTTAAATTTTGGTGAAGATATTGAACGTGAATTAAAAACAACCGAATATAATTTAAAAACAGCATCAAGTGATAGTGATAATATTACTCTTATAAATTCAACTGGTAATGATATTAATGAAAGTGCAGCAAATAAACAATTTAAAATGATTCAAAATGCTGGGTGGAAGTATAAAAATGAAGGAGTAATGAATGGAGGTATTGATGATGGTATTGGTGGTTTTGATCCAAAAGCAATTTGTAATTTTTCAGCCTTATAAATCAATATATAAAATTGATATTTTTAATATATATCAATCAAATTATTAAAATAATTTAATAAATTGAATGATAAAACTTAAAATGAATTTTTTTAAAAATTTAAAAAATAAATTTAGAAAATGCTTATTTTGCTTCCATTTTGATTCAATTTGTGAAATAAATCCAATTAAATATAATCCTATTTTTACAATAGATATCGATGATTCTGAGGAGAGTGATTTCGATTTAAATTATTAATTAAAAATATAATAATTCTATATACGTAAAAACTAGTCCTGTTTATTTTGTTCCCGAGATTTTTTTACTAAAACATTCCAACCAATAGAAGAATTGGTATTTGGAACTAATCTTGTAGTATTTCTTAATGGAACAATATTAAATTTTTTTGCCTTATCCGTATTTCTATCCGTATTTCTATCCGTATTTGTATATCTATTTCTATCCGTATTTCTATCCGTATTTGTATATCTATTTCTATCCGTATTTCTATTCGTATTTGTATATCTATTTCTATCCGTATTTCTATTCGTATTTGTATATCTATTTCTATCCGTATTTGTATCTGTATCTGTATTTCTCATAGCATCATTTATTCTTTTTTGATTTAAGTCATTTAATTCCCTTAAATCATTATAACTATGATATGTATTTCTTTCATTTCTATATTCATCTAAACTATCAGATAGTAATGGACCATTAAAAACCCCGGTAACATTAATAGCTTGTTTTTTATCATTATTTTTTAATACTGTTAAGGAAAATTCAATATATTCTCCAAGAGTTAATGTTCTATAAGTAGATTTTTTTGGTTTTATAGATGTATGATGAACAAATACATCATGAGATGTATTAGATTTATCTATATATGTAATAAAACCATATCCAAGTTTATTACTAAACCATTTTGTAATTCCAATATGTTTTTCCAAATTATCTTCAGTATTATCTTCAGTATTAATGTTGTCTGTTGTAAGATTACTCATGTTTGTATATAAATCTATTATTTAAATATTCTTATTTATTTTTAATAAATAATCAATTTTATTTTTTATATTCAACTTTCCAAGACAAAAATAATGAAAACTAAACTTATTTATATAAGAATTTAATCATATTAATAAAATATACAAAAATATGTCAGTAAAAGATACGAATGATGTTTTTAAAAATTTATTTATTCCAGAAAAGAAAAAAATAATTGTAAAAACTAATGTAATATCTCCTTCACCCAAAAAGGAAGAAAATATAGATGAAGAAAATATAGATGAAAAAAATATAGAGGAAGAAAATATAGAGGAAGAAAATATTATTTATACTTTTCAAATGAAAAAAAAATTAGCTGCTAATATTATAAAATTAGAAAAATTTGAACAAATACAGATTTATCATATTATTAAAAATCAAAATGAAAAATTTACAAAAAATCAAAATGGAATTTTATTCGATTTACATAAATTTAAAGACTCGACTATTAAAAACTTAGATGCCTATGTTAAAATGACAACAACATATCGGAAACAAAAAAAAATAGTTCCAGTCCCTAATATAAATTATTAATTTTTTGAAAAAATAATTTATTAATTACAAAAACTTATTAATATAATTTTTTAGTAATTAATCACTATCACTATCACTATCACTATCATCACTATCACTCATTTCCGCCATCTTTCTTACAGGACGACCACGACGCTTAGGTGGAGTTTTTTTTGACTCGGTATCAGAAGTTGATTTCTTAGCACTAGATTTCTTTTTAGAACTAGGTTTCCGTGCCTTTCTTTTCTTAACCGGTTTTGGAGTAGGAACTTTTTCAGTCTCATCTTCAGAATTAACATCTAATTCCATTTCAGTTTCCTTTTCAACTTCAACTTCATCTTCAGTAGTAGATTTCTTTAAATTTAATTTATCAATCCATTCCTTAATTTCCTCTTTTGAAAGTTCTGGAATCTGAAGTTTAGTATTATCAGTAAATTCCATATCTAATCCATTTCTAGCCCATGATTTACAGACAGCTGTTCTAAAATCTTTGATAATAGAATCCTTGTTACGAACTCGTTTGTATAAATCTACATTATCATCATAAAATTTTACACAATTCTCTTTTAAGAATAAATTCATAGCATGATAAATCTCTTTATCTTTATCAGTTAAACAATGAAGCCAATCAACAGAAGAGATTTTTGAAAAAATTCCAATTACACCTCTATTTTGAATAGATTTACCACCTTCTCGGTCATCCTTAATTTTTTGAATTTTTGAACGAATTACATCCGGTTCATCACATCGTTCAAGTGCTTCTTCGTAAGCAACCTGAACACAACTTAAATCACCTTTTCCAGTAACAAATGCCCGTTGAAGCTGTTTAAACTTAAAACTTTTATGAAGAGATTGAGAATATTCTTTCTGAGCAATTTTCTCAATAACTTCTTTACGAATAGAACTTACATCAGCATCTTTGCTTTTTAGACTAAGATCCGATTGTACATTATCACTTTTTGAGGTATTTGCATTCATTTCTAATTGAGCAAGAATTCTTGTCAATAGAGAAACAACCTCACCTTTTTGTTCTTTATGTTCAGTAAAAAACTGAACTAACATTTCTTCATTCGTTTGTTTAGACATAATTAATTTGTAGTTAAACTTTGTTATTAATTTGTAGTTAAATTTTGTAACACTTAAAGTAGTTATTAATTTTAAATTTAATTAAATACAACTAAATTCAATTTTATATTTCGTTTTTAATTTCGTTTTTATTTTGTTTTAATTTACTATTTTAATGACGTTGTTTACAAAATAATACAACACGATGTTTCGTTTGTTTCGTTTTTTTTCTTTAATTCGTTTAGCTCATTAATCATCTCTAATTCTTTTTTCTCATCTTTCTCATCTTTCTGTAATTCTAATTCTTTTAGCTCATTAATCATCTTTAATTCTTTCATTTTTTCCTTCTCTTCTTGAATTCTTTTTGCTAATCTTTTCATATTTTCATTTCGTGCCTTTCTTTCATCTATATTTTCTTCATCTATATTCTTTTGTGGGATAATTTTAGTCTTTTTAGTCTTTTTTTTTTTCATTGGACTACCTTTTTGTAAATATTCCTCCCATTTAGTTAGAGTAGATTTATCAGTTTCATCAGTTTTACCTGATGAAGAACAAAACATTCTATCAGTTTTTATTTTTTCAGATATTTGAACTTGGGCGCAATAGTTCATGATATAAAATATTAATATATTTTATTTTTTTATATATAAAAATTATACTATTTCTTCTCTTTCCTCTCTTTCCTCTCTTTCCTCTCTTTCTTCTTCTGTTTCCCTTCGCCATTCATGCTTTCTTTTATCTTTATTTGAACAACAACGCGGACGACAACATATGAAACAATATCCAATACTTTTATAAAATTTTTTACACCAAGAATTACAAAAACAGCAATAAAGATCTATACAACTATTAAAACATTTATCTTGGGATTTAATTCCAAGAATTTTATCATGCTTATCCTGTAGATTATTGGACATTATAACTCCTTCACCCCAATAGTCTAATCTTATGTCATTTGCCATTTTCATTGTTTCAATTGGACCAAATTTGTTAAAAAGTTCAGATGTTGGTCTTACCATATCCCCTAAAATAACTTCTCTTGCTTCTTTTAAATTTTTATTTGCCAATGTTTCTAAGTCTATTTTATCTTGCATTTTTTTAATTTTTTGACGACTTTCTTTATATTTTTTCTCGTATATATAATATTCTCCACTACTAATAATAGTATCAGCAAGTGTTACTGGATGTACTGATTTGATTATTAGCTTCTTCCATTTTTTTTCCACATCTTTATCATTTCTGAAATCTTCATCTATTTCAATCGTCGCATCTTTATTTTTATTTTTATCTTCATCTTCATCTTCATCTTTATTTTTATTTTTATCTTCTTCTTCTTTTTTTATGTTTTCTAATTTCCAATGTGTCTCTACCTCGTTATAAAATTGACTTATTTCTTTATATGGAGCTTGTAATCCAAGTATTCCAGATTGGATTATTTCCATTTTATCCTGTATTTTTAGAAATTTAAAAACAGATAAACAAAATGCTATAATAAAACCTAATGAAAGTGTTATGATTGTAAACCAAAAATCTAAATCATCATCTTGAGTAATATTTGCTCTTAACGATTCAAGAAAAGTAATTACCGATGAACAAAGAATTATAACAACATTTATAAGTAGATTCCAAAATTCATAATATTCATATTTATATCTAAGCATCATCATCATTCTATGTATAAATTCATTTCGCTCTGATACGTGTTTTTTTAATTTTTCTCTTGCGTGTTCTGTTTTTTTAATTTTATTTTCTGCTTCTTTTGCCTTTTTATCTGCTGCTTCTTTTAATTCTTTTGCCTTTTTATCTGCTGCTTCTTTT